CTCCCATTAAATCTTGGCATACCCGTTCTTCTGAAGTAGAGCGTCCTTGAATAAACAATAAAGAGTCAGAAACCCGTTATTGAGCCGGGTAAAGATATAGTTGATGTAATCGGTAGCTTGTTGCGCTGCCTGGTCGTCTTCGGGGTTTTGTGGTTCAAACCGGACAATCTCATCAGCAGAGGTGAAAATCGCCATCAGGGAAGGAAGGATTCCCTCTACAGCATCTTTTACTTCTGTCGTTACGACCTGTGACCTACCCTCTCTCTCGTTGCCGTAGGGTTGACCATAGTAATACTGCATGGCCTCCCGTCTTTGCTCGGCAAGAGCCCCTTGGGTCGAGGAGATGCAATTGGCCTCTTCCTGCTCTATGAGGGAAATCAGGTCTTCATCGGTCAATTAGGCATCCGTCTTGTTATTGTTTTTACCAGCCCTGGCTTTCATTGCTTTAATCTCACCACGCAACTTCTCGAATTCGGCAGCATTCCTAATCTGGGTCTCGGCCCAACTGTCTATAGCCTTGTCAACCCTCTCCGTTACATTGGCCTTGAAATCCTTGAATTCATTGATCAGCCACTGCATCTTTATCCTCTTACGCCATTCATCGGGGACATCATTGGAGTAGGAGCCATAGCTGGCCTAACAGGCATCTGGGCGTTAATACCCTGCAAGGCAGAAGGACGACTTTGTTGTTGCATCAGATACTTCAGCCATTCAGGATGATTCAGCAACTGCCCCAACATCTGAGGATTCAACCCCTGCAAAGACTGCATCATCGAACCCATCTTGTCCTGAAAACCCATAGGAGCTGGTTGGGGCATCATCTGCGTCATCTGCCCCGTATATTGTGGAAACGGCATCTAAACTATTCCCCCCTTTGGATAAACAATCTTCTTCCCCCAATCCATCCCCTGATCCATGTTCAACGAATGCAGAGCTGCGTACTGAAGTGCGTCGTGTAAATGCGAAAAATCATTCTTGTCGGGAACGTCCTTCCACCTCTCCTCTCCAACCAACTGCAGCCTTCTATACTGATACCTACCGTTAAACCCCCTCCTCACCATGTCGCAGGAAGGATCAACAATCAACCCAGGTTGTCCGTCTACTAGCTTCGTAAGATACTTCGCAACCGCTTCTCTACGCCCCACAAAAGCATTCGTAGACGCAGGCACACAAGCAATACCCGCCTCTGCAAGCTCCATGAAACAAGTCTTCTCATCAGTCTGAGCCTTCGCAACCCCAGCAGGATCTCCACAAGCCTGAATCCCATATCCAGAGAAATTCATCGACAAGAACGGCTTTACAACGTCCCTGGCAAACTGACCTATCCCCATGTCTTTGGCAAACAACTCCGCCAATACAACTAACTGTCCTCTAGGAGATACCTGACACACCACACAAGCAGGAGTAAGCCCATAATCAAAACCAAGAAGCAATGGACGAGCAGAATTAGACTCCGCCTTACGACAATGTAAATCATCATTCCACTCCGGATATACCGGACGCCCATCCGATATAGTCCCGTACTGCGCAAGCAAAAATACCTTGATCCACTCCTTAGTCTTCCCAGGCAACTGCCGAAAATAGTACTCATGCCCCCCAGGTAAGTTCTGAATGTTCTCAGCCTCTGGATTGGCCCTGTATTCACCATCCAGTATCAACCCCCCAGGCTGTCTGAATAACTTGTAACCCTTGGGCTTCTCTTTCTCAAATAGCCGATAAAGATAATGGTCATCGTCCGGCATGTTGGTATCACCAAAAACCCCATACCAACTAGGCCCACCTAGTCTCTTACCAGGATACCTACCCACCCTCTGAGAACTCATGTCCAAAGCAGTCTTCGTCAACTCATTCCACTCACTCAACAAAGCCCAAGTCACTTCCAATGACTTCAACTTGCCAATGTCTTCCGGCCTATCAAAACTCAGAAAGTAAATCTCACAGTCCAGCTTCGTCCCATCAGCTAAAGGAAAATTCAACCTCGCACTTATAGGCGCATCCCATTTAATAGGCGCTATAGACTCAGGAAACCAATCCTGAAAACTCTTAATCACTGTCGACTTCAACTCAGGATAGGTATTCCTCAATACCATCCCACGACTGTATCTAACCCCTTGGTGAGCCCGCTGCTGAACACTCACCATAAAACCCTTCATCAGCCCAGCTACAGTCTTCCCACTCCCT